CAAGCAACATAATCTAGTGTCAATTCAGTGACGTTAATAGCGAACGGTGCCGTCTTTTCAACGAAGACGAATATAAACCGTTCAGCCTTAAAACCTGCGCAGCGTAAAGTGTGCAGATAAAAAGCCGATTGAATTGAATATGAATACTTACGTATGTCTGCCTCAACTGCCCGTGGTGAGCTGTCTTGGCAAGTTTTGATGTCGAATATCGCACCCGTCTCAGGGTCGTAGCTGTCGGGGCGGCACTTGATGTCGAGACCAGTCAACGAATCTGTGGCGAAGAATGACGCCTCGTTGATTGTGTCCTTGCCCTCCATTTTACGTCCCACTGGGTGACTTAGCACGCTGTCGGCCACTGACATGGCCAAGTCGTAGTCACCCGCAGTCAGCAACAGCTTACCTGCGGCCTCTGCGTCTGCAAATGCTTCCGACCACTGCTTACCACGACGGTCAGCGCCGCCACGCACGATATTCTGGCCACCCTCCAAGCAGATGTCGTGGACGGCGGTGCCGATGGCCATTGCTGGTGTCGGCTTAAACGAGGCGCGGTGCTTCCAGTGTGCCAGCGACTTGCCATGCACAGCTTTGACATCGGATGAGCTAATGGCTTCTGTGGCGTGGTATGCAGCGTTGGATAGTTTGTCAGCGGTTATCATTTCCATTAGATTTCACCATTATACTTAAAAAAGACTTCATCCTTATAAGTTTTGGCGATTGATTCTAAAGATTCCCCAATAAGAAACAAGGCTTGAGCCATCCCCCTCACATTGCCTTGGCCTTTTGCAATGTCATCAAGTGCAACAGCAACGCCTTGGTCAGCGTCACGCGGACCCCACTCGCGAATTGCGTACTTTATAATGGATTTAATTTGGTCATCAGTCATGCCATTTTCTCCCTTGCTATGAAGCAAAACGCCTCAAAGTCCATTTCAATTAAATAAACGTCGTTACATTCAGTCAGCGCAGACATCGGTATTACGCAGCGAATTGGCTTGCGGTCATACTTATACATCAGCGCTGGTACTTTTCCCTCACGCTCGGCAGCGGCACAAGTCTGCGCCCACCAAGCTGTCTGGCCGCCGATTGGGCCGTCCTTGTAGCGTTTAAGCTCCAGCGTAAACGGAAAGTCAGGGTCGCTTGGTATCAAGTCACCATGTAAGCCTTCACGATACTGCTCTAGGTCGCGCTTGAAGCTAACGCCAATCTCATTGAACAGCATGATGGCAACCTCGCGCTCAAACGCTGCGCCCTTATTGCGCCCGTTTACCATCAGTCAGCACGCGGTTGAGCTGTTTGGTAGCCTGCCGCTGCCGCATCGGCAATCGCCAGCATCCGCATGTAAGCTGTTACGGTAAGCCCTTTTGACTTAGCGGACAGCTTGACCGCAGTGTATGTGGCCTCGTCCATATTAATCTGTACGTTCTTCATCTGAAGTCTCCTTTTCCTCTGCGTACCATATCAATTAAAAAACATTGTGCAAGCATTTGTTTTTTTATTGACGCGCATTTGTTTTGCCGTTAGTTATGTATGTAAGGGCAATGAAGTCCACTAATCGGGAGAACGACAATGACACTTACAGAAAACCAAGCCGCCGCGATGACTGCTTTGATCAAATCTTGCCTTTCAAATATGGGCGGGAAAAACCTTGCGGATTTAGAAGCACACCAATTTGTTTGGGTTGGTGTTGATGATCTTATCGACGCAGGGTGGGGCCGCAAAGAGGCCGAAGGCACGTTTGGATCACTGATTGCCGCCGATATGGTTTACGACAACTTCGATAGAAGTTTTGCCCTCACAGACGATTGGGACAATCTTGCAAAATTCCACGCCTAATCAAACGGGGGCCACGCGCCCCCAACCAAACTAAACAAGGAAGACCTATGAACAATCTTATCGAACGCACCGCCGAATTTGTATTCTTGATCGCCTTGCTGGCCATCCCGATGTTTTTCTCAGGAGGCTTTTAAGATGTTTGCTGTAACCTGCCTAGCAATGGCCGTTTACTATGAAGCCCGTTCAGAGCCGCTTGACGGCCAGCGTGCCGTCGCAGATGTCGTCTTGGCTCGTAAGCATCATGTATCGTACCCCGACACAGTTTGTGCAGTGGTCGCTGAAGACCGTGGCAGCAAGGATTGGGACTGCCAGTTTAGTTTCATGTGTGACGGCCTTCCAGAGCGCCCCACAGGCGCTGCATGGGCCACTGCGCAGGCTGTAGCAGCCAAGGCAATCGCTGAACCAGCCATTGTTCACGCCACGCATTACCACACAGTAAATGTGAAGCCTATCTGGCGGAACGATTTGACCGTAGTCGGTAAGATTGGTTCTCATATTTTCTACTCAGATGGCAGTTGCCATTTGCCAACGTGTTCACTGCGCCCCAAAGCGCGACCACAGGGGGACGTGTGATGATTGAGTGTGAACAATGCAACGGCGCTGGCGAGTGCGAAGTTGATTACTACATGCCGCACAACAGTGGCCGAGATGTCGGATTTATTGAAACTAAAATTGAGGAATGTGATTGGTGCGGTGGCGCTGGTGAAGTTGAGGAGGATGAATAATGGTTAATATAATCGGAACAATCGGAGAATTTAGAAGTGTCAGACACAACAATAATAACGCAGCGCCTACTGAGGTTGAATGCCGTGATGCTGGAGCAGTCGGAGAAAGCGGACAGGCCAAACCTGCGACAGCAACTGCAAGCCCAGCAAGCATTGATGGAGATGTTAGAGCGGTCCCTCCAGCGGTGACAGATGCTGAAAAGGCAGAAGAAAGGCTTGGTATAACCATGCTGCGCGAGGCTCTGAAAAACCCGCTGATTCCAAACCCGCCCAAGTGGCGACAGGCGACGGCGTTTGCCCAAGCTAAACGTGCGCAGCTTTCAAAGGAACGACGTGAGCGCGTCAAGCTCTACGCAGAAGAGGGTATAATGACTGTGCCGCAAGTCGCACAGATTGAGCGTGTAGCCCAAACGACTATTCGGGCTGATTGCCAAGTGTTGGGCGTGCGGTTGCGGGTTAGTGAGGTCAAGGTGTCTCCGTATCAAGGCGAAATCTCAGCTCGGCGCGACAGACTTGAGGAAATGGCACCAACGGGAATGACACGCGCTGCGGCTGCTGTTGAACTAGCAGTGTCAGAATCAACGGTAAGGCGAGATGTCTCAATTATGAGAATAAAATGGAAGGGAAAAGACCAATGAGCGATAGAAGAATACTCATACTGGAGAACAATCTCAACGAATCACGCACGCTAATCAGCGTTTTGCAGAGCAAGGTAGCACGCCAGCGCGATGATATAACGAGATTGCGTAGCCGCGTGGACACGTTGATGCTGGATAAGAAGGAAGTCACAAAAGAGCGCGACGAGCTGCGGGAGGCGAATGATGGCCAATAACAAACGTCACCCCATCAAAGAGCAAACCAAGCAAGTATGGCGGCTATCCAACGAGGGAATGTCTGGTAAAAATATCACCAAAGCTCTTGGTCTAAATCGTGGGATTGTAAGTGGTGCCATCAATCGCGGGCGTAAATCAGGTTGCTGCAATAAAAAGGTGCGCACAAAAGTTACCTGCCGAAACGAAAGCTCACTGACTTACGGTTATATCGGTCAGGTTATTGATGCACTGTCGATTGATCAACTTGACTGGCTGTTTGTTCAGTCTGAGCGAGTGGGGTACAACACATGCGCTGAGTATATTGCTGAACTTGTGCAGGACGCCTATGAAGAAGCAATGGCAAAGGAAACCAACCAATGAGGTATGGCTCGGTATGCTCTGGTGTTGAAGCGGCCACCGCTGCATGGCACCCACTAGGCTGGGAGCCGCAATGGTTCAGCGAGATTGAAAAGTTCCCTAGCGCCGTGCTGGCGCATCATTACCCAGATGTCCCCAACTTGGGCGACATGACACAGTTTCAGGAGTGGACAAATGAACCAATCGACCTTCTTGTGGGAGGAACCCCATGCCAAAGTTTCAGCGTCGCGGGACTTCGCAAAGGACTTGATGACCCACGAGGCAACCTCATGCTCACCTATCTTGCCATTGCTGAACGCAATAAGCCCAGATGGTTGGTTTGGGAGAACGTCCCCGGCGTACTGTCATCCAACAGAGGACGGGACTTTGGAACCTTCCTCGCCGCGTTGGGGAAAATCGGGTATGGGTTCGCCTACAGAGTGTTGGACGCTCAATACTTCGGAGTGGCCCAGCGACGCCGCCGTGTGTTCGTTGTCGGATACCTTGGAGATTGGAGACGTGCCGCAGCGGTTCTTTTTGAGCGCGAGAGCATGTCAGGGTATCCTGCGCCGAGTAGAGAAGCGAGGGAAGAAGTTGCCCCCACAGTTACACAAGGCGCTAATCAATACAGCGGGTTTAACGGAGAGCCAGTAGTAGCAAAATGCCTGACTGCTAGGGGTGCCGGGGCTGGAAACCTAGATCCAGAGACAAGCAATATGCTGCCCATAGCCTTCGGCGCACAGAACAGCGCCAATCAAGGTGACAGCGTGTCAACGGAAGTCACGCCAACGCTGGATAAGAGCAAGACGCCAGCGGTAGCGATTGGATGGAACAGTGAATTTAACGGAGCGAAAGAACTTATGCCCACTATTCAACGCGGTGGTCAGGGTGGATCGCAGGACGGCGTAATGCAACCTGACATGCAAGTCCGCCGCCTAACTCCAACCGAATGTGAGCGGCTGCAAGGCTTTCCAGACGGCTACACGCAAATACCGTGGCGCAATAAGCTAGCGGAAGACTGCCCAGACGGCCCTCGATACAAGGCAATGGGCAACTCAATGGCCGTTCCAGTGATGCGCTGGATTGGTGAACGCATACAGATGGTAGAGGAAACCAACCAATGACTAAAGCAGTCAAGCACGACGCAGAAAAGCCACGGGTGGACTTGTTTCCACCTCAAGCAATATTGGCCATCTCGGAGGTGCTAGGTTACGGCGCTGAAAAGTATTCCGACCACAACTGGCAAGAGAACGGCGGCATGGAGTATTCAAGGATGTATGCGGCTGCACAGAGGCA